TAGACTTTCGCTTTCACCACCCCCGTTAGACCTCTGTTCGAAATCTTGTTCAGATAAACCTGAAACTTTCTGGGTGGCTGTAAGAAGTGCAGGTCCAGGAATGTAATAGGTACCTCTACCCTTTAGATCGGAAAATTACGACCTGTGATGTCGTGAAAACCACGTGTTGTGATGTAAATATGATTTACATCAAAAAGCAAAAGGTATGTGCCAACACCACTAGACATACCAGAATATGCCATCTAGCACTAGTGCATCTGTGTACTGAATTTGATTACTCTGCCCTACTGGCTCGACAAATAGATTGAAATCAGTGTAAATATCATTCTGCAAATCAATCGTGTTGACTAACACCATTGGCCCATGAGATATTGATGTAAATTGTTGATCAGGCTGCTTTGTAAATGGTGCTATAGATAAAGGGATTTTAAAGGCCAAATTATTGGTTTGACCAAGTGAAATTCGTCCTCGCACTCGAACTTGACCGTCTGCATAACGCTCGACATGAGGATTTGACCCAGCAACGGCTACCCATCCAGTGTTTAGGAGAAGTGGTACAGAAGACACAGGAAGTCGTTGTGTCAATTCACGAACCCAATGCTCTGCGCGTCTTCCATTGACAAGTAATTGACCTGCTGATGGTTGCGCGACTCTAATCCCAGCAACTTTATCAATCCACACATTTCGAGATTGGCCATCTACAAATTGTCTTGTGCCACCAGGAATAACCGTGTTTTGAACAAAAAACTCGTAAACATCTGATGCTTGTGGATTTTGTGGACTTAGTGCTTGACCACCCGGGTATCGTAATAGCTCGCCACGAAGCAAAATCCAACCAGGAGAAAACTCAAACGCTCCTGCTTGAGTTGATATATTTTGACAGCCTGTTAGTATAACATTGCCATCTAAGTCAGCATACAAGCCTCCTAAGGCTTGAAGCGCCTCAATGGCACCATCCTCACTAAACTTAAGATCATCGATGTAGGCAGGCATGCCGCCAGTAAACTGTTGTGTTTGCTTCATTATATTGCTTTGATGACGTATCGCCTTCCAGCAGACACGTAGTGATTGGCGTACGCACGTATCTCATCCTCACGCGTAAGAATTGAAGTTGGAACCCAAATGATAAAGTCGACCAACACGTCGAAATCATCCTGACTATAAAATGTTAGTCCGCCTCCTTCGGTAATCGTTCGTAACTCTATCGGGATTCCCTCAGCTTTGGTGTACATGATTGGAGGAAGCGCTACCTGACTGTCTTCAATATAGATTCTACGTGCGGTTTCATCGAAAAGGTCATTCAAGTAGTGCTCCAAATCAATCACTCTACCACTCAGATTAAGACGATATCGAGACCGATCCACCAATGCCAAAAACTCCGACTTGATGCGCTCCAAAGGCTTTAAAGCTGCACGCACATACGACAAAAGAGGTTCCTTTTGGAACTCTGGTGGCATGCTTGAAATCGCCAATGCAGTTATATCTAAATCGTAGTCTCGCATTATGTAAGCACTGGTGTGAACGTGAATGATTGACTAATTGGCTGGGCCAGCTCGAAGTAGCCAGCTCTAGCGACATAGCTTCTACCAATAGCAACAGCAGTCTGAGCATTTGGCGTAGCTGTTGCAGATTGGTAAACTGGATCGACCACACCTTCGACGCTTTGAATGGCATCAGTGAGCCTAGTGATATTCAGCTCTCCATTAAACTTTAACTCGCTTAAGTGCGATTCTACGACTTCCTGTATCGTTGCCTGGAGCGTAGATAAAGGAACCTGTGGATCATAACCCACTGCGTAACCCACAATAAGTTGATCTGCTGGCACACTAACAACCGCTAGCCGAGTTCCGGCAAACTTAACTTTCGCCATATAACTTTCGAAAGCAGCTAGCTCAGCAGTAGCTAAAGGTGCAGGTGAACCTTGGACAATTTTAGCTGCTTTAACGAGCACCAACCCATCACCACGATTGTCGATCGCAACACGCTGAACGATCTGCTTTGAAGCATCAATTTGAGCATACTGATATTTATAATCAAGATACTCTAGCACGTCGCCGAATTGAAATGCAAGGGCGGTGTCGCGATACCATCGTGGTGTACCAGGAGCTGCCGCCGAAACCAACTGATTAGTTTCGTCTCGAAAGGCCGCAAAAAGTACTTCCAAAAGATAAATTCCAGCTGCAACAGTAAACAAAACCAACCTCCAGCCAGCCACGGTCGATGCACTGCTTAAATCACTTAGAAGCGATTGAAGCGAATCCTGATTTGGAGATAGATCCTGAAGGGTTGTTAGGTTCTGCTTTTCAGCAGCCATTTCGTCGTAAATCTCGTTTATCGTCCTCATGTTACATTACCTGTTTGTCCATCAATCGTTACCTCTCCGTCTTGAACAAATTCAAGGATTGCTTTCGATAGTAGCTCGCCAAATGCCTCCTTAGCCTTGATTGGATCAGTCTCTTGGCTCAATTGATTTTGAATAGCCAAAATTGCATCCTTCAGCTTCTGTTGATCAAGCGCCATTTAAGTAGGATTTTAACGTTGGTTTAATGGTATTCGAAAGCTTCAGTTTTGATGCTTGAAGCTTGGTTATGACATCTGCAGAAAGTGTCCCAGGACCGACTGGCGTTATCACCTGCGCAGCAGCAAGATCGCCCATCACTTTGGCCAGCTCATCTATCAACTCTACAAGCTGCTTTGCGAGGTTGCCAGATGCACTTTTTAACTCAAGACCATCGGATGTAAATGACAAGGTTTGATTGGCAATTTTCCATTCGATTTCATCTACTTGGCTATGCAATGAAACGTAGGCATGTTCGTCACCCAAAAGCACAACCACAACATAACTACCTACCTTGGGTAAAATCGAGACTCCATCAGCCTGCTCAATAGATGCCTGAACGCGACTTTTCACCTCAGCATAATCACCAATTGGATCACAAACGCATGTACGAGCACTTGCATCCACACTGACCACTTTAGCTACGTGTGCATGGGGCTCACGCTTACCAGCAAGTTCTTTTATGTGCGCAGCAATTCCCATCAAATTTGCGTGTCAATTTCAATGTTTTGGCGAAAGCCTGAGGTGTCAGAAGTTCGATCTACAGATTTAATCAAGTAGTCCCCATCTCGCTCTGGTAGTAAATCACTTCGCAGCTCCAAAATATCTCCATGCTGAACATGTGGAACACCAAAAATTGTAAGCTTTCCAGAGTAGCCTTCTACAAGTAATCGCTCCAGCTCCTGTTCGAGCATTTTCGTTGCCTCTGCCGCGCTGATATCGTAGTAGTGAAAACTTCGCACGTCGCCATCAGGATCACCTAGTTCTACCTCTTGTTTAGTGTTGTCAGGATAGATGATCGTCGCCTTCACTCGAAAGCGCAAATCCTCCTTCCGGTGGTAATCCAATCGGTGACTTACGACCAAGCTTTCAAAGTGAATTCGATGACGCTTTTGCATCGAAGGCACATAAGCTAATCCTGCATAAAGCACACCATCACGAAACCAGCTCCTAACTCCAAACTTTTGCTTGAGCTGCTCAAGCATTTTGGCGGGCGTAACTCGATTCAATCGAATCGTCCCCAGCTCATAATCAGCCGACACGTTATAGTCTACACCTTTCGGCAAAACCTCACCTAAAAGCTTGCTTAGCGTCGTGTTTGGAAATGATGCTGTAAGTGGGTTTCCTTTCAACAAAACCATCGCATCCTCACACAAGATTTTGGCAGGTGTATCAGAGCTTGCAAGCCTCACAAATCCACGAAAGGAATTGACATTCGACCCATTGTATCCAAGATCGATCTTAACAGGATCCAAACGTCGAATCAAAGGATTAGACCCCGTGGCCAAATTCCTTCCTCTCCAGCTAATTTTCCGAGGCACAGTGATCGTTGCCGTATCTGTCAACGAATCCCATGAGCTAGAGGTCGAGACAGCTGAAACACCATCTCGAAAAACAAAATCACCAACTTGAATTCGACTAGTCATTTCCAACATAATCAAGCAATTCTTCAGGTGAATCAGAATAGGCAGTGACGCGGATTCCTTGTATGTTTTTAAAGCCTGGCCTTTGAATCCATTCAACCTTCTCTATGGCGAGCTGATAAACTTCGTACAGCAATAAATAGTCGCTTACTACATCAATAGATGTCTTTTTTCTTAAGATATCACGTGCAGCTTGCACCTGATCGTAAGGGTAAACCTCAGAATCAATTGAAGAGATGGTAAGCTCAAGCGTAATCTCGTGGTCACCATAGCTAAACCATTCCTTTACAGTGCCATCACGGCCTTGGACCGGGGTGCGCACCATTGTACTTGACTCGACAACATGAATCAATGCACTAGTAAACTCAACCGACTGCCCACCTTGCTCGATAGTCAAAGGAGCCCAAATTGGTGTGCCTAAGTAACTATAACGATCAACAGGCGCACCGGTGATGTCTAACGGCTCAACACTCTCAGGAGCTTCATAAATAGCAGCAGGCTTATTATTTAAGATAGGATCAGGTTGCGACTGAGCTCGTCGGTAAGCCTTTGCTTGAATCGCCGATCTTCCAAAAGCAGCTATGTAAAATGCGTTGGCCATTAGATCGCGTAGTTTGACTCATTCACAGCATCTAAAAGAACCCTTGTCACTTCCTCTCGAATTTTTGTAGAGGATTCTTCTAGGTTGGTCGTATGAAACTCCATGCGCTCCACGAGCTTGCCAATATTGATGATGATCGACTTACCAGATCGACTAGATGTTAAGTCTTCTGAAAGCTTGTTTATAGAGCCGCCAGCGGTAGCTGTTGGACTAGCTGGTGAACCACTACTGCTTTTATCACCTTGACCAAACCACTTGGACATTAAGCCGCCCAAAAAAGTATTATCATCCTCTTTTGGACCAGCTAAAACGCCAAGACCCTTAGCACGTGTTCCGCCTTTTTGATTACCAAATCCAAATTGGTTTTGATTCCAATCTGACATTTGAGCAGCTCGTTGAGGTGTAGCACGAGTTACGCCTCCATCGACATCATTGAGCCAAGCAAAAAAGCCCTTAAGTGGGCCTACGAAGTTGTCACTAATCCAGTCCCAAGCAACCGAAAAGGCATTTTTGATTCCAGTGGCCAGCTTGTCAAAAGAACCTGAAAGCCCTGGAATTTTATCCATGAGCTTGAGCAATGCAATCCAGAGCAGTGTAAATGGATTAGTATAAATTAACATTTTGCCAAATTCCCAAACCGCTTCTTTGACACTGCCGAACTTAAGGTAGAGATAGCCCAGATAACCTATCAATCCGACAACAGCCACAACAACAAGACCAACAGGATTGGCCATCATCGCAATGTTCCAAATCGTCTGAAGGGTAGTAGCTACACTTACTGCTGCACTCAAGGCGGCAAATACTCCAGCAAGCACCATAATGCCTGCCACCATCGGTTTGTACTGTGCCCACAGCTCAGCTATGCGCTCGGTATAGCCTACGATCTGCTCACCAAAGGCTGGGCCTTCTTTTTTCACCCAATCACTCCACTCTCCTAACTTCACAATGATGTCTGGTAGATAACGCTGCAAAATTGGCTCTATGGCAGCACCGATAGCCTGCATTAAAAAGCCCCACTGATCGCCGAGATTACTTAGCTGGCCAGCAGTTAACTTCATAATGGCCTCCATCGATCCTTTTACGCCCTGAGCATCTGCTAAAGAGAGTACACCATCATAAATCGCACGTGAATTTTTGGCGATCTCCTTGGTCATTCCTTTAAATCGTATCACCACTTTATCCGCAGCCGAACCTGCCTTGATTCCAAATTCTTTGAAGCGTTCAAATTCCGCCATCTGGCCATCAAGAATAGCTTCCACAAATTGCCCCAGGCCTTTGCCGGTAACACTTGCAATTTCACCTAGACGAAGCATCTCATTTTGCGTAGGCAGCACCCCGCGGTTAATGAGCTTTACCATGGATTCACGGACCTCTGTCACCTTAAAAGGTGTCGTGGCCGCAAAACGATCAATGATTCCAAGATAACGTTCAGCGTCATCGGTGCTTTGAAATGTATTAGCAAGCACTGCTTTTAGCTTGCCAAACTCAGCCTGAGCCATCACAGCTCCATGAACCACTTGGCCCAGCATCATGCCTCCGCCAAAAACCAAAGCACCGCCTAATACGGACCGGATCATTGAACCTGTTCCGCCAAGCCTAAACAATTGCCCCGTTGCCATTTTAGCGCGGAGTTCTACTCTTCTCAATTCAGCTTCGCGACGACGAAGGGCACCCCCAAGGGCTTTAATTCGACGCGTGCTCGTAGCGCGACGCAAGGCTTCTCTTAAATCATCTACATTTTCTTCGACCGCAGCGACCGATATCTTGGTACCATGCAGGTTTTGCTTCCAACGATCAGTAACACGATTAACACCGTTAAACACGCGCTGAATGCGCTGTGCTGCCTGAGAGATGTTCTCCGTGACCGTCCATTTGAAGCCGTAATTCATGTGCTATTTTTTTAGGGTGGGGCTAGGCCGACACGCTTGCGCGGCCAACCCAGCCCATTCCAAAACCCCAAATTCTAGAATTCTTCGGTCGGCGTGCGCACCTCACGAATAAGTGCTCCAACGTTCAAATTGATGCGCTGAATTCGCAAAGCGATGGCGCGTTGTTTTGGCGTAAGCTGATGCTTATCGCAAAGACCTTCAAGGTCAGCTTCGAGTGAAGCAATCTCTGGATCGAAGAGGTCGAGGTACTCGTCGTCCGTTTCCTCGAAGTCTTCTGCGGCGGCCTCAAGAGGCTTGGCCATGCGAAGAGCTGCGAAGGCGTCGGAGACTCCGAACTTCTTATCCTCCCAGATTTCTTCACCAGTCTTGAGACCGATGACGATCGCTTCTTGAACATCAGCCAATTGCTGAGTGCCAAAGCGACCTACTTTAATAGCGTCCATTTTGTATGGGTTTAGTGACTAAGGAATTGGCGTGCCTCCTTAGCAGCCCATAGCTGCATCATTGCTCATTTTGCTTACCCCACATCAACTCTTGTTGGAAGCGTACACAATAAAAGCATTCTTGCACCCGCTTGGCCCACGTCTCATCGTCGAACTCATCCGGGTCTTGCTTCAAATAGAAGCGGATCAGGGCATCGCCTTTCGCAAGCTCATCGTCTTGACGAATGGCGGCACCCTCTAGTAGTTTTTTAAGCGCCCACTGTAAGGCTCAATTGACTTTTGAAGCTGCTCACCCACGGCAAGCCAAACTTGTATGTCTTCATCAAGCAACTCTCTTGGCCCCTCAATAAGCAGTGAGTCAACTAAGACCTCGGTGCTCTTTATCGGGTCGGTCGTACCAAACTTTGCAGCGGCGGCCAACACACGGCGATCTGGAGCACGAAAGGCAAAGTCGATTGACTCTATTTCAGGAATGCTGTTGCCTTTTCCATCATCGACATCATTGCCCGTCGGACGGTCGATGCTTACGCGGATTACACGCTTATGCTTGCGCTTTAGCTTTTCAAAATCAATGGTGTGGTCTGTGGTTTTGGTTGACATTTGGGGTCAGTTTTA